AAGTCGGCCGCGGTCTTGATCTCGGCAACTTCAAGGCGGTGCTGGACGCCGTCATGGCGCGCAGCGGCTTCGTGGCGAAATCTGCCGGAGCCGATACCGCGGGGGAAAGGCCGGGGGCAGTCGAGAACTAGATTGGGACCGACTGTATGCCTACCTCGTCACAAGTACGGGCTGGACGTGGGACTACATCGGTCAGCATCTCGATCTGCCCCGCTGCGATGCATTGTTCAGGCAATGGCGTGTATCGCCGCCGGCCCAGCACCTCCTGGCCTGCCTCGCCGCCTACAAGGGGGCATGGAAGCCGGGCAGCTATGACGAGGATGGAAGTGATGAAGAAACGCCGGGCATCGTTTGCAGTAATAGCAATGATGCCTGGCTGCTGAACCTCTTCTCGAGCATGCCGAACGGGAGTATCTGAAAGAATGGCCGGAAACGACGACGAAGTAGCGGTACGAATCCACGGCGATACCGAAGAAGGTACCGCCGCGATCAACGAGTTCGCCGAACACTTCGAGAAAGTTTTCGATGCCTTGATGAATGGCAGTGTCAAGGATCTGTTGGAAGCCGTGATGGAGCTTCCGGCCTTTATCACGGTTGCCGTCGGCGTCGTCACCGAACTCGGCGAGACCGTCAAGGAGCTCGTCGCCGAATCGGCAAAGATGAACGATGCCGCCATCAGCCTCGGCGAACGGCTCGGCATCGCCTCATCGGATGCGCAGGCACTGGATGCTGCACTCAAGGAAGTCGGCGTCAGTTCCGATACCTATGCCGGTGCGGCACAGCGCCTGCTGATTCAGGTCAAGGCCAATGAAGACGCCTTGAACGCGATGGGTTTAGCCACTCGCGATTCCAATGGCGAACTCAGAAGCACCGGCGAACTGATGGATTCCGCGATCGAACTGCTCGGCAGTTATCGCGAAGGAACCGATCGGAACACCGCCGCGCTCTATATGTTCGGGCGTGGTGCCGGCGATGCGGCACAGCTGATGCGTCTGCATTCCGGGGCCGTCGAAGAAACCAAGGAGAAGTTGCAGGCCTTGGGAATGACGATCACAACGGAATCCGTTGAGGCCTTCAAGAAATATCGAGCCGCGCAGGACGACGCCGGTGATGTCACGGAAGCCATCACGTACATGCTGGGCCAGGAATTCATGCCGGTCTTCACTGAAGTCCTGCAGACGATTGGTGAATACGGCCCCGAAGTCGTCGGCTCTCTGAAGGTTGCGATCAACGCTCTCGAGATCGCCTTCGAAACGCTGATGTATCCGCTGAAGATGGTCTATTACACCTTGGACCTCACCTTCCAAACCATCGCGAATACCGGGGCCAGGGCCATCGCGGTCATCGTGGCCGCGATTCATGGCGACTGGGTCGGTGCTTGGGAATTGGTGAAAAGCATTCCGCAGGACACCATCGGCGGCATCAAGGAATGGGGAGATTCCGCGCAGGCATCGTTCGATCGCACCACGGCGAGTATTGAGAAATCGGTCGATGCGATCCGGCACTGGAAGGACCTGCAGGGAACCCCCGCCGGCAAGGAAGGACCGCAGGGCACCAAGAGCTTCGAAACGCCTGAGACCGGCAGTCAGCTCAAGAACATGCAGGGAGAGCTGACAGAACTGCTGTATCAGCAGCAGGCCTATGGCGAGAAGGCCAAGGAAATCGAAGCTTCGTACTGGCGGCAGAAACTCGGTGAAGCCCAGGTCGGTTCCGACGATTACAAGGCCATTCTGGAAAAGGTCTATGCGCTCGAGAACGAAGGCGCCGAGCAGGCCCGTCAGAACGCGCTGCGTACCGATGAAGAAACGCTGAAGAGCCGTGAAGCCATGGCCGAAGAGGCCGCGGATCACAAGGAGAAAATGGCGGCCGTTGCGGCACGAAACTATGAGATCACGAAGGCCCAAGAACTTCAGATCGATATCGAAGCCGAGCAGGAGAAATACCAAGCCGAACTTGAGGCGTTGCAACGTCAGATGCAGCTTCAGGATCTTGATCTCGCACACCGTCTCGAGATCCAGAACCGGATCAATCTGCTGACCGAGAAGTTCAATGATCGCCAAGCCGAAATGGCGGAACAACTCGCACATCAGCAAAGCAACACCTTCACGAATCTTGGCCATCATCTTTCGGCGACGCTTTCGAATGCCTTCAATCAGATGGCTTCCGGGACGCGGCGTTTCTTCATGATCCTGCGCGGGATCTGGAACAGCATCGTTTCCGACTTCATCTCGATGACGACGAAGATGGTCGTCGAACATGCCTTGGGCGAGCGGATGAAGACGGCGCTGACGGAAGAAGGCGAACTCGAACGCATCGGCTTGAAGCTCTGGGGCAGCATCCAGAGCCTTGCGATATCCGCGGCGCAGGCGATCAAGGAAATCGCCATCTATGCCTATACCGCAATGGCCGGCGCCTATTCTGCGATCGCATCGATTCCCTATATCGGCCCCTTCCTGGCCCCTGCTATGGCCATCGCCGCCGGTGCGGCCGTCTTCGCGATCGGTGCCAGCATCGCTTCAGCCTCCGGCGGCTGGATGGTGCCGGACGATACCCTGGCAATGGTTCACAAGGATGAACGCATCCTGCCGGCGCGCTACAGCGCCGGCCTCGATGCCATGGTGCTCAATGCCGGCCAGGGCGGTGACGGCAACGGTGGCACCACGAACAACCTTCATTACCACGCCGGGCCCAACGAGACACCGCGATCGATCTTTGCCAACCAGAAGGCCTTCGAAGCGATGGCGAAGCGGGCACACCGCAACTTTTCAAGCTCCGGGAAACGTTGAGTCATGACAAGCATGTCCGTTTTCCCGGATCTTCCCGGGGTGCAGATCGGCATCAAGAAGTCATCGCAATGGGCAACCATTGTGCAGACCACGGCATCCGGCCGCGAGATCCGCAGCGCGCTGCAGAGCCAGCCGCTTTATAACTTCGAGTTACCGTATTCGTTCCTGCGCAGAGCGCCGATCCATTACGAATTGCAGACCCTGCAGGGCTTCATCAATACCATGCGGGGGGCATGGGATTCATGGCTCTACAGCGATCCAACCGACAGGCTGATGGAGAACTCGCAGATCGGCACCGGCGACGGCCGCACGACGACCTTCCAGCTGCAGCGGACCTATGGTGGCTTCACGGAGCCCGTCGCAAATCCGGATGTCGACAGTTTCGAAACCGATCCGCTGATGTGGGCTGCCGATGAAACTACGCTGATGTGGCCGTTCTGGCAGCCGGTGCTGATGTGGCTCGGTGGCTCCGGACTCGGCGACTTCACGATCAGCAATCCCGGTGGTGTCGTCACCTTTGCGGTACCGCCGCCGGCGAACACGCCGATCTATGCAACCGGTGGCTTCTATTACCGCTGCCGCTTCATGGAAGACAACAACGAGTTCGGCCAAGGCATGGTGACCTATTGGACCCATCAGGGACTGCAGTTCAAAGCCAGCTTGGGACTCAAGATATGAGAATCAAAACCTTCTGGGTCGAACGCGTCAGGACCGTCACGGAGCCCTGCGAAGGTGGCACGCATAGCTATGGCATCTTCCGCCGCGTCGGTTCGGATGAGGAATGGGCCGGCCATGAATTGCCACCGGGGGCGATGGTGGTCGTCGGCCGCCAAGGGGATGCCGAACCCTCATATCCGTACCGATATGGGTCTGATGGTCTTTCCGTGGCGATCGTATTGCCGGGCCGCGGCTGGTGGTACACGGAGTCCAGAGCCAGTAACTGCACGAAGCCGAATGATGATCAGCACCGCTGCTGGTGCCGTCACGGAACGTTCGGCGAGACCGTGCATGTCGACAAGAACGGCGACACCTGTCAGGCCGGCGGCGGTTCGATCATATGGGGAAGCTTCCATGGCTTCCTGCATAACGGGGAGCTCTACGACGTATGATCAGCGTAACCCCCAGCGTCGGAACGCTATTGGCCTCACAAGGCCCGTTCTTCTTTGTCGATCTCTGGACCTTCCATCTTCTGAATGGCCAGGTCCTTCGCTACAACTCATCGGATCGCGATATCAGTTTCGATGGTACGACCTGGCTGGGCACAGCGCTTCGGATCGAACGCGGCAAGATCAAGCTGAATGTCGGCGTCCAAGTCGACAGCCTCGAGGTCGATTGCTATCCGGGTCCTGATGACGTCGTCGGCTCAAATCCATTCGTGCAACTCTGCGTCAATGGTGGTTTGGATGGCTGTTATGTGCAGCTCGATCGAGGCGTCGGGCCGGATCCCGATGAAGACCTCACCGGTTTGGTTCCTCTGCGGTTTTATGGCCGCGTCGCCGAGCTCGTCGCCGGCCGCAGCAAGGTAACGCTGACGGTCAAATCCGATCTGGATCTGCTCAATATCCAGATGCCGCGGACACTGTTCCAAGCACCGTGCTCGCATAGCCTCTATGACGGCGGCTGTACGTTGTCGCGTGCCGCCTTCACGGATACCGGTGCTGTCGCCGGAGCTGCAACACTGTCTGCTTTCGCGACGACGCTAACCGCCGCAAATCGTTATTACGAAAACGGCGTCATCGCTTTCACATCCGGGGTCAATGCTGGCCTGACTCGCACCGTCAAGATTTATAGCAATGCCTCCGGGATCGTGCGTGTCGTGATGCCGCTTCCGAAAATACCTGGGGTCGGGGATACCTTCAGCATCTATCCTGGCTGTGACAAACGGCTGGAGACCTGTACCGCGAAATTTTCGAATCAGCAGAACTTCCGCGGCTACCCCTTCGTTCCTGACCCATCGACGGCGATGGTATGAACGCAGAAACGATAACGCCCGCTGACGTCATATCCGAAGCCACGAAATGGCTGCGGACGCCGTTCCATGATGATGCCAAGCGCCTCGGCGTCGGCGTCGACTGCGCCAGATTTATTGAAGCCGTCTTCCAAGGTATCGGCATCAAGCTCGAGGACTTCCCGCCGTATAGCCCGCAATGGCATCTCAATCGCGATCAGGAGCTTTTTGCCGAGCATGTTCTGAAGTACTGCGACGAGATCCCTGCAGAGGCCGTACGCCCCGGTGATATCGTGCTATGGCGCTTCGGTCGTTGCTATAGCCATGGTGCGATCTACTGCGGTAGGGGTGAAGTCATCCATGCGATGAAGGCCGACGGCTTCGTCCGCTTCTCCGGCATCGATGAAGGATTACTGGCGGAAACCAAACGACGGAAGCGCCGCTATTTCAGATGGAAGGGCTTCCGCAATGTTTAGTTCTGGAAGCCAGAGCAATAACAACGCCACCGCGGTGCAAGGCGTTCAAATCAACTCGTCGAACTACGGCAAACCGTTGCCGATCGTTTACGGACAGAACCGGCTGTCGACCAACGTTATCGGTTACAACAACTTCCAAGCGCATGCGCAGAGCGCCGGCGGCAAGGGTGGCGGTGGCGGCGCCACGACCTACACCTACACCGCAGCGGTGCAGATGGCGATCTCGGAAGGGATCATCAACGGCATCGGCAACATCTTCAAGAACCGCGGCGTCCTTCCGTATTTCGATGAGAACGGATTGACCCCACTGCAGCAGGAAGGCCTGACGTTATCGCTGGGGACGGCCTCGCAGGCACCGTGGTCATACTGGGTCTCTGCCTATCCTGACATGGCGATCGCCTATGCCGGTACGGCATGGGTCGCCAATTCGGTGATGGCGCTGGATAACAGCGGTGGTATCCCGAATTACAATTTCGAAATTCTCGGCAAGTTCCAGACCGCGAACCCCTACAACAACCGTGGCAACTGGAGTGCATCAGGCGTTTATGCCCCCGGCGACTTCGTCATTGATACGACGGTCGGGCTGCCCTATGTCTGCTTCGCTGCTGTCGGTCCATCGGCAACACCTCCAAGTGAGGCCTCCGGTACTGCTGGCGATCCCGGCTTCTTCTGGACCGCGCTGATCAGCACGACCCCGGACGCCAATATGGCGGACGTCATTCCTGACGTATTGACCAATCCGATCTATGGTGCCGGCTTCCCGTTGTCGAGTCTTTCGGACCTAACCGATTATCGGAACTACTGCATCGCCGCCGGCTTCTTCTTCTCGCCGGTTCTCGATAACCAGCAGCAGGTCCAGCAGTACCTATCCGATTGGACGACATGGAGCAATTCCGCGATCGTGTGGTCGCAGGCAAAACTTAAGATCATTCCTTACGGTGATGAACAGCTCATCGGCAATGGGGTGACATGGACGCCGAGCCTCGGCATTGCCTATGCGCTCACCGATGATGATTTCATCTATGAAGACGGTTCAGATCCGGTTACGGTGAACCGCACCGCCCCCAGCGATGCCTATAACAACATCAAGCTGGAGTACTCCGACCGCCAGAACAACTACAACAACGCGATTGTAGAGGCGATGGATCAAGGGGCCATTGATCTCTATGGTCTCCGTCCGCAGAACGCGGCCACCGCTCACGGTATCTGCGTCGCCTCGATCGCACAGCTGAGCTGTCAGCTTCAGCTGCAGCGCGCGCTGTATATCCGTAACAGCTATCAGTTCACGCTGACGGCAAACTTCTGCCTGCTTGAACCGATGGATCTGGTCGCTTTAAACGATGTCGTTCTCGGTTTCGATCAGTTGATCGTTAGAGTCACCGAGATCGAGGAAGACGATCAGATGAATCTGAAAGTCACCGCAGAAGATTTCATTCCTGGCGTCGGTACCGCGCGGCTGCAGGAAACACAGCGCGGCGGAACGACACCGTTATCACCGAATGCGGAGCCCGGCGATGTCGCGGCCCCGGTCATGTTCAACCTGCCGTCATCGGCGGCCGTCAATGCCTTCGGTTCACCGAACAGCACCATCGGCACCGGAAGCAATCAGGTCGCAATTGCCGTTGCAGGTCTCGGACCTAACTATGGGGGTTGCGAGATCTGGGTCAGCGTCAATGGTGGCACCACATATGCCAAGGCCGGAACCGTCAATGGCTCCGCGCGCTACGGGGCCAATGTCGGTGATTACCCGATCACCTCTGATCCCGATACTTCACATACCCTGCACGTCAATCTATCCGCGAGTGGTGGCACCTTGGCATCCGGCATCACCGCTGATGCCGATCATGCCGGCACGCTATGCATCATCGGTTCAGAGCTCATCAGCTATACGACGGCGACGCTGACAGCACCGAATCAATACGATCTCAAGGACTACATCCGCAGAGGCCAGTTAAATACGGCCATTGCTGATCATCCCGACAATTCACCATTTGTCCGACTCGATAACGAGGTCTACAGGATCGGCTTCAATGCGGCGCAGAACGGAATCACGCTCTACGTCAAGTTCCTGGCCTTCAACAAATTCGGCCAGAAGCTGCAGTCCCTGGCTGATGTGTCGCCTTATACGATCGTACTGGGCTCGCCGGCTCTGATCCCGAGTCCGGTGACCGGCCTGATGCTTTCCGGATCCTGGCAGTTCACATCCTTCACCGTTGGATGGAATCCATCCGTTTATGCGACGTCCTACACGGTCAAGATCTATGCATCTGATGGAACGACGCTGCTGCGGACAGCAGCGACAACCGCGAACAGCTTCACATATACGAACGCGATGGCAACTGGAGACGGTGATCTTGAAAGGACGTATGTCGTCAAGGTGATCGCTTCCTCGGCTGCCGGTGATTCTGCGGCAAGTTCCGTCACCGTGAACAAACCGGCCCCAGCCGCGACGACCGCCGTGACATCTACAGGATCCGGTACCTCGGTGACGATCAGCTGGGGCGCATCGACCCAGGTCGATTCCGGCGGTTATGTCGGCTTCTACTCGACATCTACCGGATTCACGCCGCCGGGAGCCGGTACCCAGTTCTATAGCGGGACGTCGACGTCGGCACCGCTCACCGGTTTAACACCGGGAACGACCTATTACGTCAGGGTCGCCAATTATGACCAGTGGTCCAGCAGCCCTACAGGCCTGAACTACTCGACACAGTATTCCTTCACCGCGTAGCGCAAAGGAGAAAATAAATGGGCGCCGCACTTCCTCCAGCAGCAACGATGACCGGTTCACTGGTGACACAGGCGCAGTTCAAGGCGCGCTTGGCTCAGCTTGTGGACGGATACCTGACAGGCCTGCTCGGAACCGATGGCACCGCAGCGACAGCACGCACCGCGCTCGGTATCCCGAACGGCTTCACGACGCAATACAATCTTCGCGGTACTTGGTCGGCGGCCACCGCCTACCAGCCGAATGATGCCGTCACCGATCCCGCGAATAGCCTGCTC